GCTTTGGTAATACTCTGGAGAGCTACTCCAACAAGTATCAGTCCGGCTGCGGTAATTATCATCGTTGGCGGCATTGCCTGCATGGCTAGGCCAATTGCTGCAATTGTCACAGCAACGGCGCCGATTCCTTTGGCAAGCGTCTTCATATCAAGACTGCCAAGTTTTGCAATCGTACCGACGAGTAGTTTCATACCAAAGCCGATAGCAATCAGACCCAAGCCGATAGCAATCATGTTACCTGGGAACAAGCGAGAAGCAGCACCGATTCCTGCCAGTGCCACTACCACACCGCCCAAGCCCTTAGCCAGTGTCTCAGTGTCTAAACTGCCCATCTGCTTGACAGCCAGAGCGAGTAGATTCATGGCCACAGCAATGACTGTAATACCAGTGGCCGCTCGGATCATTCCGACAGCATTGGCCGTAAGTGGTCCAGAAGCAGCTGAGATACCACCAAGTAGAACGGCAACAGCGCCAAGCCCCTTGGCTAGTTCTTCCCAGCTCAGCCTCGACATCGTGAATACAGCAATCGATAGAAGATTGATAGCCGTAGCCAGCACAACCATCGATGCGGCAATCACTGGCATCTTGATGAAGCCGCCCGACTTGCCAATCTTGTCCATAATCGCCATTGCTCCTAAGAGCTGGCCGAAACCGATCGTGATAGCAGCAAGCGCACTATTCAGTTTCTCAGGATCGACCAATGACAGGCCGATTATCGATGCCGACAGCAACGCAATCGAGATAGCTATGTTCTTGAGCGTGTCGGACTTGACATTCTGCTGCAAGGTGGTAATCGACCCAGTCAGCGCGTTGAACGTGCCGCCGATAGACCTTGACAGGCCACCGACACCAGTGAAGGCCTGAACGACAGATTGTAGGACGCCTCCGGCGAGGGCATTACCCAAACCACCGGAAAGAGTCTTCTTAAGCGTCAAGAATATACCAGCCAGTAGACCAACCTCGAGTACTTTGAAGATGGCGTCAAAGTTGGCACCCTTGAGTGCATCAGCAATCGTCTGGCCAATCGCCCCAAACATTTCGGCTAGACCCTCTAGTGCCGGTCTGACAACTTCTCGAGTTGATCCAACACTACCCAGGAACTTATCCCAAGCGACAACAATACCCTCAATTATCTTCTCGAGTGGGCTTAGAGCCGCACTAGCCTTACCAATACTTTCGCCACTGAAGGCTGAACCGATAGCATCGCCCAAGAGACCTAGAAGATGAACTGGTGTTGATAGAATATCGCCAAGCGTGTCGAAGAACTTATGAAGCTGTCCGCCTTTTCTAAGTGCCACATCTACAGAGACGAGAAAATCGCCGATACTCCCGGTAAGCTCCAAAAATCCGCCGGAGCCTTCCCCGGCTGCACCAAATAATTTGGCGATGACGGAGAATATACCGCTGACGATCATCTTACCAATGTCTAGAACGGCAAAGAACCCACGGAAAGTCCTCCGGAGGTTTTCCATAGTTTCTTTACTGGGCTCGAGCGCCTGAGTGAAGCGTAGAAGACTCCTGGTCATACTGGCAAGTTGTCCGCCAGTAGTCTTTGGAAATATGTCACGGAAGGCTTTACTGATCGGACCAATAATTTTGGCTAGATCCTCAAACGCTTGTTTAAACGCTTCTATCAGAGTGGTTCTGCCACCAGCAGCTTTCCAATCCTTCAGCATCTTGTTTCGAGATTTGGCTGAGGTCTTGACAAACCCACCGATTACATTCGATAAACCCGTAAAGAGCGTCTTGGCTTCTTTAAAGTCACCAAATATAAGCTGGAACGTCGACGCCCAGCCGGAACCGATTGCTTCCTTGGTTGTATCGACGAGCTGCGAGAAGGTCTTAACTTCTGTGGCAGCAGCAAGCGCGGTCTTGGCCTGAGCTCGAATCGCTTTAATCTGCGCATCGTTAAAGCCCTGAGCTTTGAGCTCGGCCTTGCTTAGATCGCCTGAGAACTGCTTCAGCGTATTGGTCAGAACCTCAGAAGTGAGCCAGGACTTCTCACCCGGCCTAGCCTGAATCGACTCTCGGAATGATTGTCCCTCAATTGAGACATTCTTCATCTTGCCCTTGAGCTCTACCGACCCCTTGCTCAAGGTGCCCATCGACTCAGCCGTCTGTGCGAGCGCGCGCTGGAATACCGTACCACCCATACCGGCGTTGACTACCGAGTTCCAGTCCTGCAAGCTTACCCTACCTGAGGATATAGCCTGCGACAGCTGGTACATCGCCGTCGAGGCTTGTTCAGCATTCGAGCCAGACAAAGCGGCGAGGTTGGAGATACCCTTGATCGACTTAACCGAGGTCTCGAGATCTACGCCAGCGGCCGTGAATGTACCAATATTCTTGGTCATCTGGCCGAAGTTGTAGATCGTCTTATCGGCGTACTGGTTTAGTTGGTTAAGAGCACCATTGACGTCCTTGAGATTTGTTCCAGCCGATTGAGTATTGGCCAAAATGGTCTGAACCGAATTTAGCTGATTCTCATACTCATGTAGACCATCAATGACCGGCTGAAAAGTAAAGGCCTTGATCATCCGGCTACCTGCAGAAATAGCCTGATTGGCAAGACTGGCCATAACCGCAATACCAGCAAGTCGTAGCGCACCTAGCTTACTACTGATACCATCCAGCGCATTACCAATGTGAGAGAAGTCGACTTTCTGACTGGCAGTATTGATTTGGTTCAGACCTTTGCCCGCTTCAGGAAACTTCAGCGCATTCTTCAACTTCTCGAGTGCGGCGATAGTCCTGTGCACTCCCGACTCGAATTTGCTACTCTCGAAACTCGCTGCTACGACTTTGTCATCGACTGTTGCCATTAAGTCACCTCCCTCCAGAACTCAGCTACCATTCGGTCAAATATAGGCCGAATAGCAGGGTTTATGTAGTCTCTGCCCTGTACATAACCACCAGTACCGGTGCCATGCCCATACTGAATTAGTACCGCAATCGGGATTCCATCCTCGATATGGCTGTTGTGCCAGCGAATCGAGTAATATCCCTTACGTCGTACGATTGTGTAAGACCAAGCGTTGGCCGTCTCGCTGGTCTCAACCGGTGTGGCATTTGCTAAGGCGTTTACGCCGATTGAGCCATACTTGTCCAGCACAGACATGGCCTTGGCATTGTTGACTTTGTTCAAATATCTTTCGATGTTCTTGAATGAGCCCTTTTGGGTAAAGGTGATCATGTATCACCTCTAGAGATCGAGTCCGCGAATTACTAAATCGTCAATTGTAGCCGCATTAACTGAACCAGGACTGAAACGAAAACCAATTGGACCCTTTACCATGGCTCCAAAACGTGTAATATTTGCTCCACCCAATGTTGCTTCTACTCGGTCTGTTGCATCGGCCTTATACGTTGGGGCGGCAGTAAATCGTTCGCCACAAACATAATTTCCCGCTTTCACAAATCGATACCACATACTAGTATTGGCAAATACACCGGCAGCAAGAGAACCGGCTATGGCAGCAAACACACCATTTTTAACGGTATAAATTTGTTTATCACCGCTTGCTAATTCCCAACAAAGACCATCAGAGGAATCTTGGTCCTGATCCACAGCCAATAAATCCAAAACTACGCCAGTTATGGACGCGCCCGTGGTTAATTTGATGAGCATCTCAAAATCAGCTGGAGTATAACCAGAAACAAAGGCTCGAATAGTGGTACCCAAAGCGGGAGCAAGTACTCCTCCGGCGACATTCCAAGCGGGATCACCAGCATTAAAGGTGTAGGAAGCTTTTTTATCCGTTAAAAAGTCATCACTAAACCCTAAACTTGCAGCAAGACCTGCAGGCCCCCTAACATTCCCAGCATTAATCGTATCGCTGTTATGCTTCTCGAGAATCAGATCATCGCCGACAACCGCCCCATCGACAATCGAGTTCGCCTCGATTTGCTGCATCCGGGCGGCGGTAAGACCCGTAACCGTTGCCATATGTCACCCCCTTTGTTTATACATAAATGGCATCAATTTGAGCAATCAATAAAGCTGGTGTACTAAGAGCAGCGGCCGGAGTGACCGCAATACCATACCAACCATCAACGATTACTCCAAGATCAACTTCAGTAACTGCTCGACCACCCCCGGCCGGATTATTGACTACAATATTTCCGCCCTGTTGTACATTGCGAGTAAACACTGGGCTGCCTGCGCCACTTTGCGTAAAACTGTAGCATCGACAGGTAAAAGCTTGCCCGGGAGCACTACCACCGGCAAAGGCCGTAATTCGTGCTCGAATATGGGTGGTTTTACCCGATCGTGCGAGATCCGCATCACGAATTTCAAAAACATCAGCACCAATATGTCCGCCACCATCGGCAACCGCTCCTGCCGGAGTAAACCAGGTCCATACTGCGGCATTTACAATTGAAGCTAGTTTCGTTATTGGTAAAATTGCAGCAGGACTTCCAGGAGGCCCAACAGGACCTCTCACGTTACCAGCATTAATTGTTGTGCCACTTTGTTTCTCAAGAATTAGGTCATCACCAACGATAGAGCCATCAACAACCGCATTCTGCTCAATATCCAGCATTCGTGCTGCAGTCATACCTGTAACTGTTGCCATATGTCACCTCCTATGGTGCGTTCGTGGACGAAATCTCGTAGGTATTGGCATCCAAATATTCAGCGTCGGCGCCCTGGATTAGGAACGTAGTTGCGTCGAGCATCGTAATATAATCGTCGGCTACATCAGCTGCCGTCCAGGTGCCATCACCATTATCGGTGATTATCAGTGAGCCAAAGGCGCCATAAAGTGTCTTGATCTCACCAACCGTCGGAAAACGTGGATCCTCTGTGTCGGTTCCGTAGAGAATGCTCTCGAGTTCCTCGAACACACCCTCGTTACTCTCAATCGAGTGTGCAGAAATATGAACCGTCGGCCGATTGCCTGTAATTAGCTGTGGAACCCCGGTTAGAGTCCAGGCAAACTCGGTAGGTTCAACTGATTCACCGACGGTCTGGAACGCTTTGGAATCTGGAACCGCGGTAAGGTTGTAAAGCAGATGAATCTCATAGCCAAGATCCTCATCCGTATCGCTGCCAATCTTGGTTCGGTAGGATAGATTGAACATCTTATGCGGCTGTTCATAATAGGTCAGTCCCGCCGCAACGGCTACAATCCCACTGACCTTATCGAACTCTCTTGGATACGTGAATGCCGAAAGTTTTCCGACAAAATCACCCGGGGTGACGTGACCCAAGATCTTTACGCCATCAAGATAATACGAAGCTGATTCATACTCGGAATTGTCTTCCACAGAAGTTAGACCATTCCAGGGAACTACGGTCCCATCCTTAAGATAGAGAACACCACGATCGACTCCAGTCTGATAAGTTCGTTCTCCAGTCTTATCCCACTCTATAACTGTCATGTCACCCCCTTGTATTCAGGCTGGCTCGACGTTGAGCATTGAGTTCCCGGTTTCGTGCTGCCATTTCAGTCCGGCTCATCTTCTTGGGCTTGGCCTGCTTGATACTGCAGACCCTGATCAGAGTGAAAAGCCGGTTGAGATGCCAAGTCTCGCACTCAAACGGAATCTGATAAGCAATCATCCAATAGTAAATCAACTCGGCCGTGATCATTTCCCTATTGGCAGCTCTCGGTTGAATATCACTAAACCAGGTAGCAGACATCTTGGCGTCGATATAGTTGTTGATAGCAGTAATATTATCTTCATTGAGTTTCTGCCAGACGTCCTCTGGAACTTCCGGTGTCAAAGTCATCGCTTTGATGTAGTCGAGAACTTCTTCCGACGACTTATCCTCTTTGCCCAAGAATGGTTTCTCGTGTTTCGACTCCCATTTTGAAAGTGAGACCAGAGAATGTTCAAGCTCAAGAACGACGTCTCCTTGTGTGGAGAATTCCTGAGCAGTATTGCTGAACATCTCAACACCAGGAACAACAATTGTCAACATTCCCTGGCCTCCTTTCAGCCAACACCATCCTAGTAGTCGAACTGCCAGTCCGTGTCGCCCTCAAGCGTGTAATTGTCGGCAGGAGTTGCCACCACATCGGCAGTCTCACCGACGCCAAGCGCAGGCTGAGCACCAGAAGCAACGTCATCGCCGTTGACATTCCACTGAACACCGGCAACGGCCGGTAGCGTAACCACGTGAGTACCAGCGTTATACGTCGGCTGGTTACCAAACGTACCCATGTCAACCACCGTCACGCCGCCACCGAAGATGTCAATAACCTCATCCGGAAGTGGAAGGCGAGGCTCACCAGCTGCGCCATAAAGCAGGCCTTCCAAAGTGGCCAACTCGGCCGGGTCGACCTGTGACGAATCAATTACAATCAGAGCAGTCGGCTTCAGCCCGGCTACGGACACTGGCGTAGTCGTAAACTCCCAGCTGAAGGCAATCGCCTCTGGCGAATCGTTGATTGTGGCATAAGCCTTCTCTGACGGCGACGCCTGAGCGCCGTAAACCAGATGTAGCTTGTAGCCGTGGTCTGTACCATCGGTGTCATTGCCCAGCAGCGAGCGATAACAAAGTCCAAAGGACCTACGGGCCTGCTGACCGACAGACACACCCGGAGAAGGTGCAACAGTACCATCGTTCTGGGCAAATTCGTCGGGATACGTGAATGCCTCAATCGTTCCGCCGAACTCTTCGGCCGACAGAAGGTTGAGGTACTTGATGTTGTCCGCAAACTGCGGGTTTGATTCAGCGCCAGAAGGAGACTCGGTAACGGTAGTCAAACCGTTCCAAGCAACTCCATCACCATAGGCGCCCGCTTCATCAGGCTGGTATAGAACGCCGTGGTCTACGCCTGTCTCATACAGACGCTCGCCAACGTCATCCCATGTCAGGGGTGCCATCTGTTTATTGTCCCTTTCCTTTAGAAGAACACTTGATAAACGTCGTGATTCAGGTTATCGGCCGTATAAAATCTATTGAATACACTCTTTGGTAACGCGGCCACTTTACCTGGAATATCACTGTCAGGATCTCGATCAATGACCGTAACCATATACCGCTTTTCGTGAGAATATGGCTCATTGTCCGCAAACTTGGTATCAGCATAGTCCCGTTTGTAGATAATGCACGGATACTCAATTGCCTTATTTGTCGGCGGTTGAAAATATACGTGTTCTGTAATCGTCTCGAGAAGTTCCTGAAGGTCAAGCCGTTGGGCCATTATAAACCTCCCCTAGACGAAGCAGAAGGCGAGGGCTTCGCACTTCAACGGTCGAAACCGTCCACAAAACCCCCGCCCACTCCACATAACGAATGGCATGGAAATGGTCATTGGCGTACGCATCAGCCACAATGCTGATCGAATTTTGTACGCTGAGATCTTTATTTAGATTCTCTCCTTCGGAGAGCCGCCTCATATCTCGGACAACATCTCCGTAATATGAACGCTCAACGATGACATCTTCATGCACGCCGGGAGCAGACTCTTCCGTCTCCCCATATCCGACGCGACCATAGAACCTTGCCATTGAGAACCTACCTTTTTACGCCTCGTTCGTGAAGGTCCACTCATCCTCGATGTTGTCATCGAAGTAGTAACCCGCGGCCGGAGACGCGTAGATCTTGAGTGACTCACCGTCAGCCACCGCATACGGCGAACCAGCAGCATTCACGACAGCGTTGGTATCCGCACGCCTGTACTCAACACCCGCCTGGTTGACGATTGTAATCGCCGCACCATCAAATGCTGGAGAATCCGGCTCAACCTGCGTCGCGCCAGCTGCGGCCTTCTTGACCACGATAGCGGAACGGATCTTCGTCAAGGCACCCGAGACACGAGTTTCGATCAGGTACTTGTACTGGTTGTAGTCGATGTCAAAGTCGTCGAAGAAGTTGACATCGCCACCCTTGTCTGCACCAATCGTGTAATCCTTCAGATTCACGATCACACCGACGAGATCGTCCTCATCCTCCATAACCTCGACCGTCACGATGCCCGAAACACCGAGTTCAGCAGCGAGATCAGACGCCGTACGGTAGTAACGACGATTCATCCCATCCCTGGCCAGCAGCAGCCAAGTCAGAACCGGAAGCGTCGTGTAGAACGTCGGCGAACCAGAACCCTTGTAGAAACGCATGCCTCGCAGCAGCTCGTCGATTACGTCGTTCTGGTCAGTACCCTCGAGATCAACCGGAAGCGTAAGCGTCGCGGCATAAAGATCCGGCTCATTTGCAATCGATCGAATACCGGCGCCCTCATTGGAGCCTGCCGGATCCTTGATCTTGTCTTCATCATCGACGGCACGACCATCGCCGATCAGAATCGCGCGTGCGAGTTCCTCATCCAGCATCAGTCGCATCTCGGCCTTCAACCAGGCCACGACATCCATGTCGGTGATATCGATGATGTCGTCACGATCCAGCTTCTGCTTCTTGTAGATAGTGCTGGGCGTCGTGACACGCTTGGCCAGCCCGAAGAACTCTTCCTTCTTCAGGTTGCCCTTGATGTAACCCTTCGCTCGAGCCTGGTCAAAGGTCAGATCAGCGACCAGCGACTTGATTCGAGAAAATGGCGAGTGCTTGGTACCGTTGATGACACCGGAGACCCACTCGATGCGACGAGCATCGAATTCCGGCGTCGAGGAAACGGCCTTGGCGTCCGGGAAGAGAATATCGATGTTCTCGATACCGTGCTTGAGCGCATAGGCTTCCACGGACTCCTTCAGCGATCCCATCCGATGGGCATCCTCTACAATACCCTTGATCGCATCATGAGTGAGAACGTGCTTCTTCTCGTCTCCCCCCGTCGAGCCGGACTGCTGCTCGAACACGTTGCGGGTCATGCGGCGTCCTTCCTTTGTCTCGTTATTTTCCTGATTCTGTTGCTGTCCACCACCAGAAGAATGCTGAGCAGAATTACCAGTTTCGGTTTGCGCATCAGAAAGAGCTGCGCCAACCATGTAGTGGACAACGGCCTGCTGTTCCTCAGTCATTCCGTCATAAACTTCCTGTACTGTCGGATCCTCTTCGGAATGCTGAGCACTCCCAGAATCTCCGGTTCCACCCTGCTCTGCTTCGTGACTGAGATCTTCGCCGGTGTAGATGATAGCTTCATCATCCAGAGTAACGACGTCACCGTCGGCGTGCGCCAAGGTAACATTGTCAATCAGTGCGCCAGGATTTGAGCCTGACAATACCAGACTGACCTCACGGATAAATCCATGAATGACCTGCTTGGCTTTCTCAGTCAGCTGGTTGGCATAGATCGACAACGACTTGATGTCATCATGCTCGACCAGCGTCTTGGCATTCTTGGCCTGATCGGTATCGTTGAAATAACCGTAGCCGTAAACACCGTCCTCCCTGTTCTCAAGAATTGCATGCCCAAGAACATTGGAGGGTTCGTTATGGTTATGCTGCCAGACGAGCGGAACGCTCATCTTGTCTTGATGCTTGAACGCATCCTTTAGAATGGTTCGACCATCCCCACACTTGAGCCCAACCTTTGTGACGTAACCGCTGAAATCGGGCTCTGCCGAATGCATCAAGCTTCCACCCGTGGTGATGCCACCATTACCGGGCTTGGCCTTTTCTTCCATTTTGAATACTCCCATTCGTTTTTGGATCTCCGGCATCAACTGAGCGCCTTCTCTTTTGCAATTGCTTTAACAAGGCGATCTTTCGTCTCAGAAATCTTACGTTCAAGAGACGTCACCGAATCGGCCCTAGTCTTGCCAGAGGCCTTGTCCTTATTGGTAGCAGTTTTTCCTTTGTTAGCGAGTGTCTGCTTGTGCTTATCGCGATACTTCTTGGATTCCCTAGCCTTCTCAGATTTATCTGCCGCCGTTGGACCGCGCTTAGCTTTAGTTTCAGATTTGCGTGCCTTGGCCTTAGCCTCTTTCAATCGATTGTTCAACTCTGCTAATTCAGAACGAATCGATGTTACCTGTTTTGCAGCAGCCTGTTTTTGTTCGAGGGTAGCTTTAACCTTAGGCTTAGAGACCGCTTTTGCCACCGCCGTCTTACCACGCAGCTTTTGACGACTCTTAAGCAACGTCTGCATAAGCTTAGCTTCGTTCGGATCCTTTGTCTTGTTGATCTCGGCCGTAATTTCGGCATCCGATTTGCCAGCTAAGCGCTTAGCTGCGGCGGCAACTTGTGGGCTAACTTTCTTCCTACCCTTTAACTTTCTGGTACGAAGATAATAATCATGAGCTTTCTTGGGATCATAGGCAACCCGACCATGCATAAGCGTTGTGCCATCAGGAAGTTCCATTGGTCCCCGATCCAAGGCCAAACTCTGCCAGCGCCTTGTTCAATTCGGGGTCATCAACCGGTGTATCCGCTTCTGCAGCTGGAACTCCCGTATCACTGACAGGCATGTTACTATTGATTAGCTGATCAGCCTTCTTTTCTTTCGAAGGCTTCCAACCGACGACCTGTCTGATTTCATTGGATGTCGCAATTTCATTACGAGTAAACTTATCAGCAATTTCAGCAATATTCTCAATTGGAATCAATCGGAACGGATCCCTGAAGAACATGATCCACTGCAACTGCGTACGAGCCGTCTTGGTGAGAAAGTTTCTTCGCATTGCTTCGACAACAGCAGTCAGAATCGGCTCGATTGTTCGATTCCAATAATTCAGCATTGCCTTTTCGTCAGCTGTGCCATTCATGACTTCTTCAGTCAGCCCAAGCTGGACATACAATAGCTTTGTAAGATACTCAATCTGAGTAAGAAGATTGTTTTCGGCAGGACGGTTCAGCTGAGTAATCTTTTCGGTAGCATCAGAATAGGCAATACCGTACTGGCTTCCCTTGAGCTGGAATTCAACATCCTTACGACGTTGCTCAGCCTGCTGTCGTCGAGCTTCAGACTTGATCGTGTATGGCAGCTGAATAATGATATCCAATTTGCCCGAGGCAGTTACTTCATCCGTTGCATCGAGAAGATTCAGCTTTCGAATCAGACGTTGCAACGTCGAGCTAGGCTCATTCATTACCGAATACAGCGGGTTCTCCACAATTGCCACCACCCGCTTCGGTAGCGTAATCTCCTCGCGTACACCGCGTTTTTCGTTATAGACACTAACTCGCACGTGTTCCGGATACCAACTGACTATCTCGCCGATGCGCATAGTTAGAATATCGTAACCGCCACTCTCCAACGGACTAATCGACGTATCGACTGGAACGATGGCAGCAACACCTTTGTCGCAAAGCGTCATCACCAAGTCAAGACGGAACTGTGTCGCGGCCTGATCTAGATTGGCCTCGAGTAGCAAACAGTTATTGAGACCGCTGTCAAGTTCCTCAAGAAAGCGACGTTGATCATCAGTTCTGACATGTCGCATATTAATCGATGCCGTATCAATAGCTAATCTCGTGTAAATCGAGGAGATGATTGACCGCTCGTTGGAAACACTGATACGCTGGCGATCTGTCCGCATACTACTGGCAGATCCGTAGTAACCGGAATATACTCGGTTCTCAATTCCTTCTTGTGCTCCTGTAAAGGCATTCCAAGCGTGCCTTAATGCACCACCCAATCGCGACATACCACCTCCTTTCTTGAAATTATTCAAATGCTTCTTTGTTCAGCTTATAGGCAACGTAAGCATCCATCAACGCGGCGACATTATCGATCTTTTCTTCCTGTCGCTTCTTAAGAAGTTTACGATTACCATTGGTATCCTCCAATGTAATCGCGTTACCCATTGACCACGACATCAGTGCCTGGTCGAAGATCAGCAAACGTTCTCCGGCCAAATTCTTCAATTCACCAAGCGGAACGGATTCAGTCTTGGCTCCCTGTATGACTTTCTCGATACCATATGGTCCATTCTCAGCTTCCCAACGTTCAACAAATTCTTTGGCGTTGTATGGATCGAAACCTAGACAACGAACATCGTAATTTGAATGTTGAATGAATGCATCAAGATCGTCATAAACATCCATCATGTCAAGTACCGTACCCGGCATGACATGCAGACTTCCCTCTTCGATAAACTCCTCGTACTTCATCCGCATCGCCGCAGGCAACTTCATCAGCGTCAATTCGGTGATATAACTACGAGTTTTAACGCCGAATTGTTCTCTACCCAGCGGGAAGAAGAACGTAAAAGCGCAGAAGTCATCGCCTTGCGAGAGGTCCGCACCCAGAGCACAAGTCATTTGCCAGAACTCGCGCACGCGATGCGGGAGTGTCTCTTCATAGGTGAAGAAGTAGGTGTAACCCTCCATTGGAATACCGAATCGTTTGGCCAGAATGTCGTTCCGAGATGCAGGAGCTTTCTCAGCCCGTTCTACATCTAGGTGATAAGTTTCATAAGAAACAGTAGCGCCAAGATTAGGATTAGCCTTAATCCAAGTAGAAGGATCCGATACTTCCTCAAGCTCATCCAGTTTGTAATGCCAGATAGAAACATGTGGTGCTTGATACTCCCCCTTGAGTATGTCGGCCAGCTCCATTTTAATTGTATCACCGGAACCGTTACGAACTGTACCTTCAGAACTAACAGCTATGATCAGGTAGTCCTCTAGCTTTGAGGCCCCCTGCTCAACAGCGCCAACCACATCCTCTCTAAGATCGCCCGACAGCCACTCGTCAATCGACGATACCTTAGGTCGTAGACCCTGGAGTTTATTAATAGCCATTGGACGAACCTCTAGCAGCGAACCAGTCAGAAAGTTCTCAATACCCTTCTTTGTGGAAGCGAGTTTAACTCGGTTGACTCTAGATCCAGTTGTATTCTGGAGTGAGCCTTCAGTAAGGAACTTGAACAGAGGCCCGCGCGCACGCGTGATAGCTGTTCGAAACGGGGACATAACTTCGTCTGCCTGTTTCATGGTTGGAGCTGTTGTGATCTGATGCGTTGTCGAGGTATCGACATTTAAAAAATAACTCTGCACTAGTGAAGCATACATCGACTTGGCCGCACCACGAGCAACTATTAGATACTGCTTAAGCGTCAGGCGTTTCTTGATTACCTTCTGAACATAGTGGCCGCCATGATTATCTTTGGTCGGCTCGTAGACACTTCGTTCAACGAAGTAAAACCAGCCAAAGATTTGCTCGGACCACAACTTGAATGACTCGAGTAGATGTAGATCCGAGCCATCAGTAAGCGTTAACTCGCCCTCGCAATAACGAATGAATCCCTCAACTGCCTGGTCATCATAGTAGATGTTAGGATTGGCAATGAGCGCATCAATTCGGTTCATCTCCTGCGAAATCTCACGATTTACAGGGATTTCGCCTCTGAGAACCGCTTCACGAAACCGACCATAGTAGATCGGCGTCGCAGTATTGGACAGGCCCATTATCACCTCCTAACTATGCCGCCGCTACAGCACCTACCTTGACTGACGTCTTGGCCACCTTCTTTAACAAGGCTTCTCTGACCTTCTTGCCGTCTTCAGAATTGGCTACAGACGCAATCCGCTTACGACCGTTA